GTCAAGGCTTCCGGTGTGGCGAAGTCTTTTGATAAGTCTATCGCCGGAACCTATACGGTCACCGCTTCCAGTGGCTTGAATGTTCGTGACGCAGCTGGCACCGGGAATAAGGTGCTGGTCAGTATTCCCAAGGGGACAAGCGTGAAGAACTATGGCTATTATACCGAGGTCGGCGGTGTCAAGTGGCTCTATGTGCAGTTCACCTATAAGGGTATCACCTATACCGGTTTCTGTTCTGCGGCCTATTTGAAGAAGTGAGGTTGATACCATGAGCGGCAGACGAACGACACGGAAGAAGAAAATGAAGACTCGGACGAAATTTACAATCTTCTCCATGTTCAATCTTTTTTGGTACACCGTGGCGGTGCTGGTTGCTAATTTTCTCGACCACACGGTTGCCCCAGAATTGACCGTGGCATGGTTTTCCGCTTGGACGGTGGAACTGGCTCTGCTGTTCGGTATCAAGGTGAAAGACCAATCTTCGGATGACGCTGTGGGGTGATAGTGTGCAAGTTCTGAAAGAGGTCACATTGGACAAGCTGATAAACCTCTACACCGGCATTGTGGTTCATGATAAGAAGCAACTCATTGAGTGGGACGATCATCGGAAGACTCCGCTTTATGAATTGAAACAGAGAACCTTGGCCCAAGATACCATGATACTCGGTGCCTTGCGCTGTGCCAGAGAGAACGGGTTTACCGGCGAAGAGTAAAAAATCCACCCTCTACCATTACGGTAGGGGGTGAATTTTTGTTTGAACACAAATCGTTCCCCACACAATGTAGGGTTCGGATATGCGCTCAATGGTACACTCAGACTCCCCAAAATCGAACCCTGTCGCTTCTTCGGCGGCGGGGTTCTTTTCTACCCGGAAAGTCTTGGTTTTGCAAGAGGTTAGGTTATATGCGGTAGTGATTTTATACCCGTCAGGTTCGTCCCACACTGTAACAGAGTTGACGAGCAAATCAATGAGCCGTCTGCGGAAGTTTTCGTCTTCGATGTTCCCGTATTTGAACTGACTCAACCAGAATACGATTTGGTCACGGTCAATTCGGTAGACGAATTTTTCCTCAGCTTTGATCTCTTTGTTGAGGGTTTTCTTTTCATGTTCGAGCTGGACAAGGCGGTTCATCAATGTTTCAGAAGCAATACCCTTTTCGATGGCGGCGGTGATATTTGTGATTGACTTTTCGACCTCCGATAACTGAGCGGTCAACTGCGGAATGTGCGTGTCGTTTATTAAATCCTGTTCACTCTGCCGGATTGCCATGTCTGCGATTTCATCAATGAGCTGATCGGTCAAAAGGTTGAGAGCGTCACGGGCTACTATCCCTTCGATGTAATCTTTTTTCAAAGGCCGCTTATCACACCCAAGTTTTCTCTTTTTCGTGTAGCAGGAATAGTAGTGGTAGACCTTGCCGTGCCTACCGGCTCCGCTTTCACCGTTCATAGAAGCCCCACAATGACCGCAGAACAGCTTTCCAGACAAGAGGTAATCTACCTTAGCCTTGCCCCTTGCTGGGGCTGTGGCGGTCTTAGAAAGCCGCCGCTGTACCGTTTCAAACAGCTCCTTGTCAATGATGGCGGGAATACCATTTTCAATGACAATATCTTTGTAGGTGTAAGTGCCGATGTAGCGAGTATTACGGAACATGGCCTTAAAGCTGCTACGGTTGAACTCTGTGTTTTTAGCAGTCTTATATCCGGCAGAGTTAAACTTTCGGCAAATGTCAGCTACGCTTTCGCCGTTGGCGTAAAGAGAGAACGCTTCTTGAACGATGTGAGCGGTGTCAGGGTCAACGACCAGCTTATGATTTTCCACTTTGTATCCGAGGGGGATATGACCGCCTACGCTGTGGCACTTCAAGGCAGACTCACGCATACCTCTCGTGACCTTCTGTGACAGCTCGGCAGAGAAAAACTCAGCCATACCCTCTAACACAGATTCCAAGATGATACTCTCAGGGCTGTCGGTGAGGTGTTCTGTGGCGGAGAGGACTTTCACGCCGTTCTTCCGCAGACGCATTTTCATAATCGCACTGTCATTTCGGTTACGAGCAAAACGGTCGAGCTTCCAGACGATGACATATTCCCAATTCTGCTTTGCACTATCCGAAATCATTTCCATGAGGTGAACCCGCTTTTCCACATCTTTACGAGCGGTCGTTGCTCGATCAACATAGATTGCCACAATGCGGTAGTGATTTTCTTTGCAGAAGGTACGGCAGTCACGAAGCTGCCCTTCAATGGATTGGTCACTTTGGCCTGTGGAGCTATACCGAAGGTAGATAGCAACATTTTGATCTCCATTGTAGAGTGTATATGGGTCTTCCTGAAATTGAGAGATTTCTTCCTCTGTCAGACAGGAGAGGTCGATTGGAAATTTTTTCATGCAAATCTCCTTTTTAACTCCATGACTCTACCGACAAAGCGCAATCGTCCAATTTCAACACCACCAAAAACACGGGGAGGATAGTGTGGATTAAAAGAGCGAAGGGTCACAGTATCTTCATCAATACTGATTTTCTTAACAAATCCTTCTTCGTCATCAACAATGACAACCATAAGAGTATCTGTTTCAGGAGGTGTGTCCTTTTTAACCAGCACTAAATCGTGATCGTCTAAGACTGGCGACATACTATCTCCGTCCACTTGCAACCAGAAACAATCGTCACAGTCATATTCGGGGTCAACCTGTTCATATCCCAATGCTTCTTGCTGAGCGATGACACCTTTTCCTGCGGACGCATGACCGAAAATAGGTCGTTTGCAATTTTTTTCATAAGGTTCTGTGGTTAAACCAACAGAGGACAAGTGAAAGAGAGGGTCGTCAGTTTCGCCTTTCAAATACTCAGCCGTTGTTCCAAGATTGATAGCGAGAGTTTTCAAATCTTCATCTGAAATCATGCGGTCAGGCTTTTTATCTACATCATTCAAATAATACTTGGGACGGTCGATAAGTTTGCAAATATAGGTGACGCTTTTCCCTTGTTGTTTGGCTAAATCTCTAATACGGCTTGTATTCATAAATACCTCCTTCAAAAAAATCCTACTTTTTTAGGATTTTCTATTGACAATCCTACAAAGGTAGGATATACTTTGGATTGTGAACAAGAGATTTTGACAACAAAAACCCGACCCCCGAAAGGTTTTCTTTTTTCGGCGGTTGCTGTGGTCAATGGTTTAATTGTCTGGCAAGTAAATTGTACCATTACGCCCACTGGTTGTCAATAAATATTGTTCTCAATTCAAAGAAAGGAGAGGTTTTGTGAAAGAGCGTGAGAAAATTCGCTATCGCCTGAGCATCAATCACCTGTCGTTTGCATGGCTGATTGATATGCTCCGAAAGCGGGGTATTGAAACGAACGGCCCTGTCCTGAGTGCAATTCTCGCAGGGACTCGTAACGGCCCTTCTGTGGACAAGATCATCGCTGAGTCTATCGACATTCTGGACTGGTACGAGCGGCAGATCGGCGGTGTGTCATGAGCGACAGTGCATTTGCCCCGGAAGTGCGAGGACAGGCCAAAGCGTTCAGCTCACTCCTTGCTCGATCTGTCCGAGAGTTTTTCAAGGACGAAACGAACCGCAAGCAGTTCGAGAGCTGGTACGAGCAGAAGTACGGAACACCGTATCAATGGAAACCTATGGTTTGGAGGAACAGATAATGAAAAAGGTATTTGGAGTGTTGGCATTTCTTTCGTTTTTCTACCTGTTGGGTGTAGTTGGTGCGGTGGAGCAAGACACGATGGCTCTCGGCGCAGGCATGGTTCATATGGGTATCGGCCTTGGCTGCTTCTGGTTGTTCTGTGAGCTGTCTGGTGCGTTTTATCCCGCCCCGCCGAGAAAAAGAAAGAGCCGCTGACGGAACTGGTACTTCCATCAACGGCAAGCGTAAAAGCTCAATCTGATTATATCAGAACCTATCATTTTGTAAAGGAGAACTTTATGAATAGCACGATTGCGAAACTCGCAGACGAGTTCGAGAAGATGGAGAAAACCATCGCTTCTCAGAAGAAGATAATCGAAACCCTTATGCCTACGGGCTATGTGGATACCGATACCGTCAAACTTCACCTTAATTCTGTGTATGGTGTCATGTTCGGCGGTCGCCCTTCCCCGAAGCGCTGTAAGTTGGAGGACTGTTCTTGGGACGAGATCAATATATATTCCTCCTTCGGTCTTGCTGACAAGATGTTCGAGGTCGGTGACACCAAGAAATTCCGTCTGGCTGATGGCTCCTACCTGACTGCCCGTATCATCGGGTTCAACCATGACTACGCTGAGGACGGCAGTCTGACCCACATCACCTTTGAAACCGTTGAAACCCTTGACGGTGACATTCCCATGAATGAGAAGTTCACCAACGAGGGCGGTTGGGACGCTTCCTATCTCCGTGCCAAGCTCAACGGCAACTTCTTCGAGAAGCAGCTTCCCGCTGATCTGAAAGCGGTCATCAAGCCTGTTGTGAAGATTACTGCCAAGAGTGGTAAGAACGAAATGCTGGTTCCTTCCGTTGACAAGCTGTTCGTTCTTTCTGAGCAGGAGGTCTTCGGTCGCAAGATTTATTCCTGCGGCGGTGAGGGTAAGTGGTACGAGTGGTACAAGCGAGAGAACACGCCCTACGGCAAGTGCAAGCAGAATGGTGAGAGGGATTGGAGATGGGAGCGTTCGCCTAATAGCGACAACACGACTAACTTCTGCAGTGTGAACTACTCGGGCAATGCCAACGGTAGCGGCGCCAGCTACTCTTATGGCGTGTCCTTCGGCTTCTGCATTTGATCGGGTATCTCGTAAATCCCGCCCCGTCAGGGGCGGTGAAAGGAGTGAAAACATGAATGTCAATCGCAAGGTTGGCACTGGCTTTGAAAGAGACTTATGCCTGAGTCTGTCGGGTTGTGGCTTTTGGGCGCACAATCTCGCTCAGAACAGTCAAGGTCAGCCGTTCGATGTGATTGCGGCTCGAAACGGTGTCAGCTATCCCATTGACTGTAAGGATTGTTCCAAGAACATTTTCAAGATGGAGCGTATCGAAGAAAACCAGTTTTCCGCTATGTCCCTTTGGGAAGAAACGGGAAACGGAGAGGGTTGGTTCGCTCTCCGAATGATGAACGGCGCTGTCTACTTCCTGTCCTTCACGGTGATACGAAACCTGTTCTTGATGAAGACCGTCCTTTCTGCGTCTGAAATCAAACAGTTCGGTATCACTCTCGGAGAGTGGGTGTCCCAATGCAAGTAACTGTTGGCAATCAGCTCCGAATTGAGAACCCGTCTGAGCAGTTGCTTGCATGGTGCAAGAAGCAGCTTATCCTTCCTAATCCTGAGTACGCTAAGAAAGTCCGTATGCACTTTTGGGTCGGCAACACCCCTGAGAAGTTGTACCTGTTCCAATGGGACGGTGACACACTGGTTCTTCCCTATGGTTGTCTGAATGATGTGTTGGCGATGGACGATTGCCACATGAAGGTCAATCTTCCCACACCGATCGAGGTGGACTTCGGTTGCACCATTCCGCTCTATGACTACCAAGTGGAAGCCAAGGAAGCCCTGATAACTGCCTACTACGGTATTCTTCAAGCCCCTGCGGGGTGCGGTAAGACACAGATCGGAATTGCTGTTGCGGCGGATACAGGCCGAAGAACCCTCTGGTTGACTCACACAAGAGATTTACTCGTACAGAGCAAAAACCGAGCAGAGCAGTACATGAGTCCTTCTCTGACTGGTACGATCACCGAAGGTAGGGTTCAAATCGGCAAGGCAATCACTTTCGCAACGGTACAGACCATGTGCAACCTCGATCTGAGCCAGTACCGTGATGTTTGGGATTGTATCATCGTGGACGAGTGTCATCGTGTAGCCGGAACCCCGACCGCCATGACGCAGTTCTCAAAGGTGCTGAACGCTCTGGCAGCTCGACACAAGTACGGGTTGTCCGCTACGGTTCATCGAGCAGACGGTATGATTGCCGCCACCTACGCCCTGCTGGGCGGGATTGCTTATCAGGTGCCGGACGAAGCGGTGAAAGACAAGATCATGACCGTCAGCGTTTTGCCCCGTGCCATACACCAAGGACTCAGCCGTGAGTTTTTGGACACGGACGGTACGATCATCTACGCCAAGTTGGTTAATTTCCTCGCTGACTGTTATCCCCGGAATAACCTGATTGTCGCTGACCTCGTGGCAAACCGAGATCACTACAATCTCATTCTCTCCGACCGGCTGACGCACTTGGAAACCCTGATGAACAGGCTTCCGCCCGACCTGAGAAAACAGGCGGTCATGATTGATGGGAAGATGACCACGAAGAAAGCCAAGACTCTCCGAGAACAGGCCATTGAGGAAATGCGGCAGGGACGCAAGCGGTATCTGTTCGCTACTTACTCTCTGGCAAAAGAGGGCTTGGATATTCCCCGGCTCGACCGTCTGTACCTGACTACACCGCAGAAAGACTACGCTGTGATAACTCAGAGCATTGGTCGTATCGCTCGTACCTTCGAGGGCAAGGGAGAACCCATCGCCTATGACTATGTGGACGATGGTATCCAGTACCTCGTGCGAAGCTACAAAAAGCGGTGTACCACCTACCGGAAAGCGGGGTGCAAGTTCATTGACGGAGAGAACTGATATAAAGGTTCTCGTTGCCTGCGAGGAAAGTCAAGCTGTCTGTATTGCGTTTCGGCGTTTGGGGTATGAAGCCTACTCCTGTGACATTCAGGAGTGTTCAGGTGGACACCCGGAATGGCACATTAAAGTGGACGCTCTACTGTTACTCGGACGGTATCTGGTTTTCAAAACCGAAGACGGAAAAGCTCATTATGTTGAGCGGTGGGATTTGATAATTGCTCACCCGCCTTGCACTTTCATGAGTAATGCGGGAGCGTGTCGAATGTATCCCCGTAAGGGTCAAATTGATAAAGCTCGATTCCAAAAGGCGATGGAAGCCAAAGCGTTTTTCCTTCGATTTCTAAATGCTGACTGTGATCGAGTGGCTATTGAGAACCCCCGCCCTCTCAAAATCGTTGAATTGCCAAAAGAAGATCAGCGAATACAGCCATATCAATTTGGCGACCCGTGGAGTAAACTCACCTATCTTTGGCTGAAAAATCTTCCGCCGTTGGTTTACACCAATGTTCTTACAGAATGGAAGCCCTTTGTTCCTGCCGGAACAGGCCGCAAGGCGGGGCGGGGACAGCTACGGGGCGAGGATACCTCACAATTCCAAAGCCCGTTCAAAAACATTCCCCGGTATTGCGAACGCTATGGCGCAACAATGGGGTGCAGTATTAGGAGGTGATACCGCTGAACCTTGAACCATTCATTTTCGACTGCGAGGTGTTTGCCTACGATTGGCTTTTTGTCTTCAAAAACAAGGTCACGGGGGAATACACCGAGATTTGGAATGACAATGAAGCGGTCGAACAGTTTATGACCCAAGAACCCCTGTTGGCAGGGTTCAACAATAAGCACTATGACCAATTCATTCTGAAAGCGGTTCTCTCTGGCTTTACGCCGGAGGAAATCAAGGCAGTCAACGATTTTATCATCGTTGGTGGTCACGAGGGCTGGGAGTACGCCCCTCTCCGTGACTGCGGGATTTTCTTCGACCAATACGATCTGATGGACGATTGCCAGATGGGTTTGTCCCTGAAAGCAATCGAAGCGCACCTCGGAATGGACATTCGTGAAACCACTGTTCCGTTCAACATCGACCGCCCTCTAACTGAGGACGAGAAGCGAGAGGTCGAGTTCTACTGCCGCCATGATGTTGACGCAACCGACAGGCTGGACGATCTTCGTCAAGGCTACCTGTCCAGTAAGCTCACGCTGGGTCGTGAAAAGGGGCTGTATCCTGCAAAAGCCCTCTACATGACTAACGCCAAGCTGACCGCTGCTTACCTTGACGCAGAGCAGAAACCGCACTATGACGAGCGGGAATACCAGTATCCGCCGAAGCTGCTTCGCCAGTACATTCCGCAGGAAGTGTTCGACTTCTTCGAACGGTTGAAGGATAAGAGTATTCCTGACGAAGTAGTGTTCAAGGAAAAGCTCGATCTGATGGTAGGCGGTTGTCCTTGCACCATCGCCTACGGCGGTATTCACGGGGCTATCCCGTGTTACCGAGAGGAAGCCACGGAAACCCGCTCTATTCGCAACAAAGATGTTGCAAGCTACTACCCACACCAGATGACCTTGAACGGTTATTGTAGCCGAAATATTCCCTCCCCCGATGTGTATGCCGCCACCATTGAGCGGCGTGTTAAGGCAAAGAGGGCTGGTGATAAGGCTACGGCGAACGCTTTGAAACTGGTTCTGAATACTACCTACGGGGCTATGCTCAATCAGTACAACGAGCTATATGACCCTCTCATGGGCCGGTCAGTGTGTATCTCAGGACAGTTGCAGCTACTTGAAATGGCCGTCCATCTCACTCAGGAATGCCCCACGCTGAAAATCATCCAGCTCAATACCGATGGTATCATGGTTAGTCTTGATGACTCCGATGTTCCCCGGTATCAGGAAATCACTCAGGAATGGGAACAGCGTACCGGGTTCGAGTTGGAAGAAGACCTGATAAAGATGATCTGCCAGAAAGATGTGAACAATTATGTAGAGGTTCCTTTCGAGGGGGAGCCGAAAATAAAAGGCGGGGTTCTTGTTCGGGGCATTGCACCAGCAGGAGCGTTCAACATCAACAACAATGCCTGTGTGGTAGCCAGGGCCGTCAAGGATTATCTGGCCTACGGTGTACCGGTAGAGAAGACCATTATGGAGTGTGATCGGCTCTTGGATTTCCAGTTGGTAGCCAAGGCCGGGAGCAAATACGGTGACGCTCTTCATGAAGTTGACGGAGAATTGAATGTTGTGCAGAAGGTCAACCGTGTGTATGCTACCGAAGATCACCGGTTCGGGACACTCTACAAAATGCACCTCACCACCGGCACTCCGGTCAAGATCGCCGGTCTTCCTTCAAGGTGTGTCGTAGACAATGATAATCACCTAAGTATTGATGTAGTTGACCGTGATTGGTATATCCGGCTGGCAAAGCGGTATGTCCGTGATTTTCTCGGGCAAAAGCCTCCTAAGAGGAATACCCGAAAGGTGAACAAGGTGAAGAAAACCCTGTTATCCTTATTGGAGGGATAGGGTATGCAAAGAGAACCGAACACCGAGTATGTCCTATCGCTCTCCTATGGTAAGGACAGCTTGGCTTGTCTGGGAGCCATTGAAGAACTTGGCTGGCCTCTTGACCGCATTATCCACGCCGAGGTATGGGCCACGGACGATATTCCGGCTGATTTGCCTCCAATGGTTTCCTTCAAAAATCACGCAGATGAAATTATTCGAGAGCGGTTTGGGATTGAGGTGGAACATCTCTGCGCTACCCGAAATGGGGAAAAGTTGACCTATGAGAAGCTGTTCTATCATGTTCCCAAGAGGAAAGAAGCCAAGCGCACGAATGGCGATTGGGGGGGGGAGGCCCAAAGGATGGCCGCTCACAATCGGGAGCTGGTGCAAACATCTCAAAACCGAACCTTCCCTGTGGCTTCCCCTTCACAATCGGGAGCTGGTGCAAGAAGCTCAAAGACGGGTCTTATCCTCGGCTTCCCTATCATCAAGGGAAACTGGTGTACCAGCGATCTCAAACGCCGGGTTTTCCACTGGCCCCATTGCACAAGGGGCAAAGACAAATATTGTGCAGTACCTCGGAATTGCTGCTGACGAGCCGGAGCGCATTGAACGGCATACCAAACCCGGTTTCAAAATGCCCTTGGTGGAAATCGGTTGGGACGAAGCCTATTGCCGGAAGTGGTGTGAAGAGCGGGATTTACTTTCTCCGATTTACACGACAGCAACAAGGGGGGGGTGTTGGTTTTGTCATAACCAGGGTATAGATCAGCTTCGGTTGCTGCGGAAAACCTACCCCGACCTCTGGAAGTTACTGCTGAAATGGGACAAAGACAGTCCTACCACCTTCAAGGCAGACGGTCATACAGTGCGTGACTATGATCTCCGCTTCCAAGCGGAAGACCTTGGCCTGGTACCGACAGATCGCAAATTCCGGTGGAAGATGCTGACTGGCAACAACATTATCGCTATCACCAAAAGAAATCTTTTGAAGTTATTGGAGGGTTCACTATGAAGAAAAATCTCGGGAGACCGGAGCGCAGACGGTTGTTCTTCAACCGCCGCAGAGCCGCAGGAAAGCAGAGAGCGAAGATGAATGAGTATATCAGCTCTCACAAGTTTTTGAAGAAATTTCAGGAGGTATGAGAAAAATGGCTACCAAAACACCCGCTCCCGCTGTTGATTACAGCACCATGAATGCTCTTGCAAAGTTGCAGCTGGCCCGGTTGAAGTTCCTGCAAGCCGGGGTGAAGAAGACCGGCAAGAACATTCACTTGGAGTTCATGTACTTCGAGTTGCAAGACATTGTTCCCACCGCAGAGTCCATCTTTGCCGAGGTTGGTCTTCTGATGGTTCCCACCGTTGGCAAGGACTACGCTACCGCCAAGGTCTATAACTGTGATGACCGTGAGGAAGAGCCGGTGGTCTTCGAGGTTCCGTTTACCCAGATTGCCCCGATCATCTCGAACACCGGCAAGGTGGTTACGAATGAAATGCAGGCCCTTGGGAGTTCTATCACCTACATTCGCCGGTATCTCTGGCAGTTGGTTCTTGACATTATCGAGGCCGACAGCATTGACAATATTTCCGGTAGTGATGATGGTCAGGACGCTCCTACTCCCACTCCCAAGAAGACCCGGAAAGCCCCTGTCACGCAGGAACAGCGGCAGGAGATTAAGTCTGAACTGACTTCCGCTCCTGAGAATGCCGCCAGTGAGGAACAGATTACCAATCTGAAAACCTCCCTGAAAAAGCTCATGGAACTTGACCCCGATCAGGAGTCCTTTGTTCAGAGTGTAGCGGTGAAGACCGAAGGGTTCACTAAAATCACCGCTGATGTATGTGACCAGCTGATTGCCGGAGTTTCGGATATGCTGACGGCGTATGAAACACAGGAGGGTTAATCATGGAATGGATTGACAACAGAATTCAGATTGTGCCGCCCAAGCGTCCTAAGAAGCTGACAGCAACCCGGTTTGCTACCGTTCTGGGGCTGAACCCGTGGTCTACTCCCTTTGAGGTGTGGTGCGAGATCACTCGTACCTACCAGAAGACTTTTGAAGACACCATTTACACCAGAGCCGGTAAGGTTATAGAGCCGAAACAGGCAGAGTATATGAAGAACACCTACTTCATGAGCAATCTGGTGACTCCGACTGACCGGTTCGGGGAGGATTACTTCAAAAGAACCTTCGGTGACTTCTTCCCCGATGTGGCTGTCTTCGGTGGTATGTGGGACTACCTTCTCTGCGACAAGACCGGTAAGCCCATGGCTGTCCTTGAAATGAAGACTTCCAAGCGGGTAGAGGATTGGGCTGAGGACATTCCCGAGTATTATGCCTTGCAAGCTGCGCTTTATGCTCACCTTCTGGGAGTGGACAGCGTTATCATGGTAGCCTCTTTCCTTGACCCCTCTGACTATGAGGCCCCTGAGAATTTTGTGTGTAGCTCCGCAAACACCATTACCCGGCCCTTTAAGGTGTCTGAGCGTTACCCGGATTTCGAGAAGCGGTATGTGAAACCGGCTCTGAAATGGTGGAAAGACCATGTGGAAACCGGCCTCTCTCCTGCCTATGACGAGAAGCAGGACGCAGAAATCTTGAAGGTTCTCCGTACCAATAACCTGTCCCCTGAAACCGATTTGGCCGATCTGGTGTCCGAGGCGGAAACCCTGAAAGCCAAATTGGACGCTCATGCCGCAGAAGTGGCGGAAGACGAGAAGCGGTACAAGACCCTGACCGACATGATTAAAAAATCCGCTATGGCTCAGTTCCGGGATGGAGATAAGAAGGTGTCTATTACCGGTAAGGCTTACACTTGGGAGGTCAGCCGCACTTCTACCACGAAGATCGACAAGGACGCTATGAAAGCAGACGGTATTCTGGCGAAGTACACGACCACCGAGGACAGCTACCGCATTTCCCCGAAAATCATTAAGGAGGATTGACCTATGAAGTTTTCAAAGTTTGTGAAGTCCCTCGCCCCTGATGGCGGCGCTATCTATGAGTACATGGACGAACGCTGGCTTGCTTCCCCGTCCGTACTTATGCTCATTCCTGATGGTATCCGCAGCGTGACCGGGTACAGCAACGAGAAAATGCCTGACGGCATTGGTCGCCTAATTTCTCAGGTTGGTTGCACCGAGTACGCCACATTGGTCAAGGCAATCATGCCTGAGCCGGACGGCGCAATCAAGGATTGTGTCCGTATCTTCGCCACGCAGGACAGCACCATGACCCTTCCCATCACCAACGATGACTGGTCGCTGATCGAGAAGTCTGACTTCTGCGAAATCTTGTACGCTTACGATCTGGAAAGCGACAAGAGCGTACCGAAAGCCCTGCTGGTCAAGCAGTACGCCAAGTACCCCGATGACGAAGACCAGTTGGTTGGTATCATCTTCCCCTATAAGTACACAGAACAGCTCAATTTCTACACCATGAAGGAGGACAAAAACAATGGCTAAAATCGGACTCACCGAGGGTTTCACCCTCATTCCCGAAGGTACTCATGTCTTTCAGATTACCGATGTAAAGTACAAGGAAGACTTCGGCAAGCTGGAAGTCTATATGCAGACGCAGACCGGCAGTAAGCACATCGAGCGCTTCTCTCTGCTGAAATCTGATGGCTCTCCCAACGAGGGTGCATACAACGCTTTCAGCTACTTCGCCAAGACTGCGCTCGGTAACTTCGACCTGACCGAGATCGACCACACCGACCTGATTGGTCACTTCATCGAGTGCGATGTGGAACATGATGTTCAGGAGAACAAGAAGAAGCCCGGACAGAGCATTACCTTCGTCCGTTTGGCCGATAAGCGCCCCTCTGAGGGCTGGGGCGGCGCTGGCAATACGGTTACTACCCCCACCACTAAAACCGCTCCTGCGGCTTCTCAGACCGCTCCTAAGACCCCGGTGGATTTGGCAGCTCTCCTTGGCTGATGCCGAGTGCGAGGGAGGGCTAATTTGAAAGGCTCTCCCTCGCCAATGGTATGTTGAAAACTATGTTGAAAGTGAGGATAAGCTACAATGGCAGAAGCCTATATTTGTTCGCTCTCCAAGGTTCAGCGTCATGCTGAAATCTGCAAAGAGATCAACAATCTCTATGAGCGCAAGAACCATGACTACGGTGACAGCTTCCACCAGACCTTCGTTGAAGAAGGAATGGCGATGGCTCGTATCCGGTTAGGAGATAAGTTCAGCCGCTTTAAGACCCTCTCCCGTAGCGGTGAGCAGAAGGTCAATGACGAGTCTATTCGTGACACCCTGATTGACCTCGCCAACTACGCCATTATGACGGTGCTGGAAATGGAGGTAGTGGAAGATGTTGCAGATTAAAACCATTCGGAACCGTCTGGACAATCCCACCCTCTTTGACGATGAAGTAAATGCGGCTCTGCGTGATGGGTGGACTCTGAAAAAGAGAACCGTTATACGGCCTATCGGCCAGTCCGAGTCCGTCTATATGCACACGATGTTGTATGCAGAGTTGGAGAAGGAGGTCGCTGACAATGACGCTGAATGATTATCAGAAAGCTGCCGAGCGTACCTCCGGCAACCTGACTTCGTGGGATAAGGTTCGCAACGGCTGTTACGGTCTGAACGGCGAAGCCGGAGAGTGCATTGACATTCTGAAAAAGACCGAGTTTCAGGGTCATGCTTTCGACCCGATGAAGATGGTTGACGAGTTGGGCGATGTTCTCTGGTATGTCGCACAGTTGGCGACCGGCTTGGGTGTGACCCTCGAATATGTGGCACAACACAATGTCGATAAGCTGCTGGCTCGTTACCCTGGCGGGTTCGACAGCGAAAAAAGTATCCATAGAAAGGAGTACGAAAATGCCTGACTGCTTCTCTAAGTCCGAAGTGACTGATTTCATGAACTTCATGAAGCTGCCTGACGGAACCTCTGTTGTTTCCGATGACATGATGGAGTACCTGATGGCTTACGGCTTCTTCACCGCCCCTGCTTCCACCAAGTACCACGGCAATTACGAGGGCGGTCTTCTGAACCACTCCCGCATGGTCACGGAGTACCTTCTGGCGCTCACTCAGGCCAATCACCTGATCTGGCGCAAGGCTCGTTCTCCCTTCATCGTGGGTATGTTCCATGACCTGTGCAAGATTGACCAGTACCGCCACCCCGTAACGGGTCACATTGAAGAATTTAATGGTGGTTGTACGCCAATCTATGACGAACAGGCGTGGGAGTACAACCCCGACACCCTTCTGAAAGGTCATGGTGATAAGTCTGTCATGCTTCTCTCTCAGTTCTACACGCTGACTGATGAAGAAATTATGTGTATTCGCTACCACATGGGCGCTTTCACCGACAAGTCCGAGTGGAATGACTACACCAGAGCAGTCAGCCAGTACCCGAATGTGCTGTGGACACACCAAGCCGATATGCTGGCAAGCCATGTTGCGGGGGTGTGAAGTATGTATATTCCAACGGTTTCTTTCGATTTCGATGGCGTAATTCATTCCTACCGAAGCGGGTGGAAGGGTGCCGCTGTTATTCCCGACCCTCCCGTAGAAGGGATTAAAGAGGTCATTGAACAACTCATAAGCGATGGTTTATGTGTGGTCATCTGTTCTTCTCGTGCGGAGTCCTTTGAGGGGCAGACAGCGATTGCTGAATGGCTGAAACACTACGGGTTTCCGATGGTGCAAATTCAAGCAAGAAAAGTTCCCTCCATCGTTCATGTTGATGACCGTACAATCTGTTTCGATGGCAGAGCAAATAACCTCTACGAACAGATTATCAACTTCAAACCTTGGTATGAAAGGGAGTCTGAAAGTGAAAATCATTGAACCTCATGTGGAGCTTATCAACGCTCCCGAATATAAGACCCTTCTGACCACCATCGAAGCCGCAGGGCGTACTTGCTACAAGTCCGAGGACAAAATCACGGACGGAAGCGCAGAGAAGTTCGTCCGGGGCATTATCAAGCGTGGTCACGAAGCCGTCATTGAGCATGGCTCTCTTACCGTTCGCTTCATCTGCGACCGGGGTGTGAGCCATGAGATCGTCCGTCACCGTCTGGCGGCGTTCTGTCAGGAGTCCACTCGGTACTGCAATTATGGTAAGGAGGGCTTCGGTGGCGAGATCACCGTCATTCGTCCCTCGACCTTCGCCAAGACCGACTCGACCTACCACATCTGGAAGCGGTCGTGTGAGAACGCCGAGGTTGCTTACTTCGATCTGCTGAACGAGGGTTGTACCCCGCAGGAAGCTCGATCTGTCCTTCCAAACAGTCTTAAAACCGAGGTGGTCATGACCGCCGACCTCAGAGAATGGCGGCATTTCTGCCGTATGCGTTGCCCCGTAGCGGCTCACCCTGATATGCGGGTCGTTGCCAATATGCTCCTGACCCTGCTGAAACAGACCTATCCCGTCTTCTTCGAGGACATTGAGGTATGAGGATTAAGAAAGCTGGCGGCAAGGTGTTCGGTGCGGTCTTAACTGCCGCTGAGAAGAAAGCGATGGACATGGAAATCAATCGTCAGATCGTGGAAGCCGACAGGCGCTACGCCGATGATATTGACGCTATGGTGCTTTACACCCTCCATGTTCACCTTGGTTTCGGCAAGAAGCGCCTGCGGAAATTCTATGACGCTTTCTCCGCCGAGCATGACCGCCTTATCTGGTATTATCAAATGCCGGACGATTACACATGGCTCTGCAAAGAAATGTTGAAGCGTATCGGCGTTGATGTTGAAGCATGGAATAAAGAAAGGAAAGAACCCGATGAAACTGAAAAGCATTGACGGCAAAGTGCCGTATATCATGGCTGCTGGAAAGGACTTCGTGAAAGATGAAATGTCGCTGGCGGCGGCAGAGCAGATTTGTTCCCGTGGAACACAGACCGCCAGCAAGCTCTTTCCCGATTTCCCCATCTGCGTAGATGGCAAGTTCTATTTTGCTGGAACCTCGACAAAGCCCAAGTCCAGCAAGGCTAAGACCCCTTGCGAGGGCTGAGATTTTCGATCTTCCTGTGGCTCGTCACCGTTATCGCTGTCCTCTGTCTGAAATTACCCACGGTTGAGGTTGAAGAACCTTCTCCCGTTGTCGAGGTGGTAGAGGTAGTCACCCCGGAGCCAGAGCCGGAGGTGACACCTCAGCCGTGGACAGACGAGGAAGTGATTGTACTGGCGAAAATGCTATGGGGAGAAGCCAGAGGGGTCAGCTCTGACGCTGAGAAAGCTGCTTGTGTGTGGTGTGCGCTCAATCGTGTCGATCATGGCTACGGCGATATTATAACGGTCGTGACTACACCCAAACAATTTGTAGGGTACAACGAGGAAAACCCGGTTGATGATGGTTTGATTACTCTTTGTATAGATGTATTGACCCGCTGGTATGCAGAGAGAGAAGGTCAGGTCGAGGTCGGTCGTGTCCTCCCTGCGGATTACCTGTGGTTCTCTGGCGATGGCAAGAGAAACCACTTCCGCAACGCCTACCGTGGCGGTGATAGATGGGATTGGTCTTTACCAAGTCCGTATGAAAGCTGAGGTAAGCCTATGAGCTATTTGAATATACCCGCTGAACTCCGAGAGGAAAAGGCATGGGTCAATGTATGGGAAGGGTCAAAGGTTCCTATGCAGGCCACCGTGAGAAAGGCGGCTTCTTCCTCTAATCCTAATACATGGTCAAATTACATTGACGCTGAACACAATGTCCAGCACGGCTACTATGACGGTCTTGGCTATGTGTTTCACGATACAGGGGTCGTAGGTATCGACATTGACGATGGCTTTACTGATGGGCTTCTAAACCCGCTGGCGGCTGACATTATCGGTCATTGTCAGTCCTACACGGAAAAGTCCAGAAGCGGGAGAGGGGTTCACATTCTCGTTCGTGGTGAGCTGCCCTTCAAGGGCAAGAACAACCGTGCCGCCGTGGAGATTTACAAGAGCAATCGGTACTTCATCATGACCGGCGAGGTTTTGATCTTCTCCGAGATCGTTGAAAACCAGTCAGCGATTAACTATGTGATCGAGAAGTATTTTCCCGACACACCGAAGGAAAGTAGCTCAGGTACGGTCGCCCCTCAGCGTATCTATTCTCCCATCTATCGCCGCCCTGAAAACGGCAAGCTGCATTTGAAGCCTGAATACCCGCCTATCACACCGGGAAGCCGGAACCTCAGCCTGACTTCTCTGGCGGGTCAGCTCCATAACCAAGGATACACCAAAGCAGAGATTTACAAAGAGCTGTTGTACGCCAATCAACAGGCTTGCAAGCCGCCGCTCCCTCAGTCCGAGGTCGAGTTGATTGTTAACAGCGTGACCAGATACAGGAGGTAATTATGAAACCTTATCAGCGTGGCGATGTTGTTGTCATTGATGTTCCCATGCTTGCCAACAGTCATATTCAGGCCGGTAAGCGTCCGTGGGTGGTTGTGCAAAACAATGTCGGCAATCAGTTTTCTTCCACCAGCATTGTCGTTCCCCTGACCACTAAAATCAAGCGACTGGAAATGCCGACCCATGTGGCGGTCACTTGGGGTTCTTTACAGCCGAGCATGGTTGAATGTGAACAGGTGCGTGTCGTAGATATATCCGATGACTGGGAGTACATCTGCACTCTGCCGCCTGAGATCATGCGTCATGTGGACACCGCTTTGAAGAACGCTTTCTTCTATGGGAGGGGGGGGGAGGTATAAATAATGACAAAACTCGAATATGACAGTTTGCAGATGGCGTTATCTGCCCTACTTGATAAAGAGCGGATATATCGCAAGCGTATAAGCGGTAGTGAACAAGACGGTTATAAGATGGGTGTCCGAGCTTGTAAAAGCGCACTTTCCAACTTTAACCCAAACAGAAAAGACAAGAGGGGTGAAATCCATGAGTGATGAAGTTATGACAGCTCCCGAAGAACAGGCTCTTTTCCAGCTCTCTAACGGTCGTTACATCATGGACGAAGCTCAGTCCAGAGTGATGTTTCAGATTAAGGAAGCACAGCCTGAGCATAGCCATCCGATCAGCGGTACGGGGTATTCGTGGGACGAGTCCGGCATGGCGGAGCTGTTTTCCGAGTGCTACAAGAATGATACCCGCTACTGCCCCGAAGCGAAAAGCTGGTTCACCTACTCCGAGGGGGCATGGCGTAAGGACACGGGTTCTCTGCTGGTAGCGGAGAAAATCAAAGAGTTCTGCCGCCTGATGGCTCTCTACTGCGGCGAGATTGCCAATGAAGAACGCCGCACCGAGTACATGAAGTTCATCGTGAAGATGGGCGACCGGCGCTTCCGTGACCGGCTGATGAAGGACGCTGCCAGTGTGCTTCCTATCGCTTCGGCGGAGTTTGACGCAAACCCCTACCTTATCAACTGCAAGAACGGCACTTTCGACCTCGAAAAAATGGAGTTCCGGGAACATGACTGGAAAGACTTCCTGACTATGCAGACCAACTTCAACTACACCTTGCAGGACGCACGGTGCCGCCGCTGGGAGAAGTTTGTTGCGGAAGTCACTTGTAATGACGAAGACAAAGCTGATTATCTTCAAAAGGCGCTGGGGTACTCCATGCTGGGTATGGCGAACGAGGAATGTATGTTCATTCTCCACGGCAAGACCACTCGCAACGGTAAGTCCACCATGCTCTCGGCAATTCACCACCTTCTCGGTGACTATGCGTCCGTGTCCCCCGTGTCGATCATCTGCAAGGCGGAGCGCTCGAAGAACGCCGAAGCAGCGAACCCCATGTTGGCTTCCCTGAAAGGCAAGCGGTTCGTCACAATGGCAGAGAGCAACCAGTATGGCAAGCTGGACGAAGAAACGATCAAGCAGCTCACAGGCGGCGAGGAAATCAAGGCTCGGAACCTCTATGAGACTGCCACGACCTTCCTGCCGCAGTTCACCCTTTGGCTTTCCTGTAACGATCTTCCCACCGTCAGCGATAAGTCCCTGTTCGCTTCCGACCGTGTACGGGTCATTGAGTTTAACCGCCACTTCACCGAAGCGGAGCAGGACAAGAACCTGAAAAATGAGTTCCAAACACAGGAAGCTATGCAGGGCATTTTCGCTTGGCTGGTCGCCGGATACTTCAAGTACAAGCGGTTCGGTCTGAAAATGTCCCCCGCCATGCGGAAGGTAGTCAACCAGTACGAGCGTGACAACGATCTGTGCTTGCAGTTCCTCGAAGAACGCTGTGAGCAAGCTGAGGGGGTCAACACCCGCTCGAAGTCTCTGTTTGACGCATACAAGATTTGGTGCAAGTCCAACGGGTACTTTGCCTGTTCTGCCAAGCGGTTCAATGCCGACATGGAAACGCACCCTGAGTGGCACGGCGGCAAGGTCGTGTATCAGGGCTACCCCGTCTACAAGAACCTCAGACTGAAAGGAGCGTCCTAATGAACCGTTCATGCAATTCTATCCTCTGCCGCTTCGGTATCCACACAGCAGACCCGTATGTTCATATTCAGGTCAAGTGTCGTAATGGTTCTCACCGCTGGCAGAGCAATTATGAAATCTGTAAGCGGTGCGGCAAACGCCTGAGAAAAATCCGCATTGTAAAGGAGCGTCCGTGATGAAAATTACTCTTGATATTCCCGATGGCATTATTGCGGGGTTCTTCAATGGTGTAGAGGTCACGGCTCACGGTATGCAGTTGGTGTCCTATCAACTCAGCACTGACGATCTGAAAGATGGTAACACCGTAAAACTCCCTCGTGAACAGGAGGTGACAGTATGATTGCCACCAATGAAGAACTCGCCCTGCTGGAAAAGTGGAAGCGAAAACTCTGCTTGCAGGAGTGGCGGATAAAGCTATTGACCCACCTTCACCCCGAAGAAATGATGGTGCGTAATACCACAGGCTGTACCGAGTGGTCAGAAGCAATTAAGACCGCTCGTATTGAGATCATCAACCCTGCCTGCTATGGCAACCGCATTGTGCCGTTCAATTTTGAAAAGACGCTGGTACATGAGCTGCTACACCTGAAATTCTCCTTCTGGTGTCAAAACGAAGATGATGTTGGCGATAGAGTCATGCACCAGATGATTGACGATCTCGCAAGAGCTTTAACGGAAGGGGACAGCAATGATGAAACCTGAATACTGCCCCGATTATGTGGGCGTTGCCTGCGTTGATGGCACTTGCCCTGTTGCCAACTGTGAAGAATACGCTGAGCGGTGTATGCCTGTCATTTCCTGCTGCCGGGACTGCTTCTATTATAAGGGTTGTGAAGACTGTGCAATCTCTGACGATTGCGACCGAATGGAGGATAAACATGAGTAAAAAATGTGTATGCGGTAACGAAATGTTCACCGTCTTCATGTGTCGTAAGTGCGAACACCTTCTGTATGTCGAGGAAGACGAGGACTTTCCTCAGAAGCTCGGAAAAATCGCCGCAAAGTCCTGTCCCTGTTGCGGAGAACAGGAAGAAGGTCTGTGGAGACTTCTCGGTCGAGCGGAAGGGTTCGAGGGAACTGTATTCACGGAGGAAAGCGATGAAGACTGAGAAAAAGAACCTCCGCCGTATTTCTATCGTAGTCACGGCACAGACCAAGGGCAACCTTGAACGGCTGGCGGCGGTCTGCGGGTACTCGGAGATCGGTCGAGTGGTTGACAAACTCACCCGTGAAAAGATGATCTCCCTCCATGACTTTGAAAGAAAGGAGAAGCATTATGAATGATGTAATGGAGCAAATCAAAACGCTTTCTGCCACCTTGGACGAGGAAACCACCCGCTTTCACCCTACCGGCAGACTGCTGTTGTTGGGTTCCTACGAGAGCGTATTTCTGAAAGCGGTCAAGCGCAAGGCTGACCTGTTGGGTATTGACTGTGACCTCACTCAATACCCTTGCCCTCCGTACAAGGCCGTGGTAGTGGACAGAGAAACCGTCCCGTCTGACATTAAGCTCGCCGCCGAGGTTGACATTGACCACTCCTACTCACAGGGAATGTCATCGGTGTCTCAGGCGACTTTGGCACTCCTGCTGGCATTGGACTTGGTTCACGCTAAGGACATTACCATTGTAGGCCGGGGTCATGCCGTTCAGAACTTGGCAAAGTACCTCACCCTCGGTAACGCAACGGTGACGGTGGCGCACTCCAAAACCAAGAGTCTCTTGCAGGCCACGATGAACCGTGATGTGGTGATCTACGCCACGCCGACTATCACGAAGGACATTTCCTACAACACCCGTGATCTGGTCATCGACCTCGGCAACAGTGTTCCTCACCCTGACCGCTTCAACTGCCCCTATGTGAACAGGATTGGTCAGCTCACCGTGAGCGTGTTGCTCAACCGCTTTGCGAGAAAGGAGCATAGAGCATGAGTGACATTCTGACAACTATCGCCGCCGTTGAATGGATTGTTGTAGGCTGTCTATTCCTCTGGCGACTGCGCCACTGGAACCGCCGCTTTTCGGAACTCTATGACGAGCTGCGAAAGGAGATCGACCATGGATAAGGAAGACGCTCACATTGTCATAGCGATGGCAAACCACAACATGAATGTCACCGATGTTGCTCGTGCTATTTTCGCACACAGAAATACCGTTCTCTATCACTTGAACAAGGTGAAGCAGCAGACCGGGTTAGACCCTCGGCGGTTCTATGATTTGGTCGAGCTGGTGAAGATGGCGCAGGAGGTGTTGGAAAGTGAAGAAGTATAGCGACTCGACCCTCATGAGAATGACCAAGGCAGAACTGATTGAGCAGCTACGATGTGCTGAACACAACCGAGAGGTTGCGGAAGAAGCCGTTGCACAACAGGCGGAAAATCTGAAAGGCTGGGAGCCGGTCGTTCATTGTAAGGACTGCCAATTTTGTTTGATCGAACGCTCTCCCAATGGTCGCCACCTGTGCATGAGGAAGGTCATTCGTGAGAGAGTACAGCTCACCGACTTTTGCAGTCACGCCGTTTTGATAGTGCGTGGCGAAAATGAGTCAAGGTGATAAAGGTGACAAAGGTGAGTGTTTTTGCAAAGACTTTTTTCAAATTGGCGTGTTTTGAAAAATTGTTTTTCGTATTTTAGGTGAGTTAGGTGAGTAATCGGGCATAAATGCCTATAACTCTCTCTTATACGCGCGTATATAGAAATAGTTATAGGGAAATGCACCCGATTACTCACCTTTATCACCTTGGCGACTTTGAAAGGAGAAAACGACTATGGCAGATGAAATTGTAGAAAAGCGTGGTCGTGGCAGACCGAAGGGTACTGGTGGAAATAGCCGTCCCGATAAGACTGTGCAGCTTGCACCCGGAGATAACCGGAAATATATCATGCACGATCTGAGAATGTGGGATTGGCCTGCGGTGGATATGACCCGACCGAAAGATGTGTCCGAGCGTATTGGACAGTATTTTCAGATTTGTGCAGAGGACGATATGAAACCCTCTGTTGCTGGCATGGCATTAGCGTTTGGAATTGATAGAAGAACTATGTGGAAGTGGGTTAATGGTATTGATAGTGCCTACATTCCCACCGAAAGCAGGGACACTTTAAAAAAGGCGTATCAATTTTTGAACGCTCAGATGGAAAATTATATGCAGAACGGAAAGATCAATCCCGTAGCCGGAATTTTCTTGATGAAGAACAACATGGGCTATCAGGACAAACAGGAGGTTGTTCTTACCCCGAATAATCAACTCGGGGAGGCCGCTTCTGCGGAAGAGTTACAGCAGAAGTATATCGAAGCTGCGGCCAGCGACTATGACTCGGAAGAGTGAGCGACTTTCCGATTATTCCCCTTACAACTTTGCGACTATCGGGTTCACGACTTTGCGACTATGACAGAGCCGCCGTTCTTCCGTGATGGAGGTTCGGCGGCTTTTCTCTGGTGATCTGACAGGCGGCTCCGGGCTGGTTGCTCTGGCGGATAGCTGCCGGGAGTGTGTGCGGAAAAGTACACTTTTCTTTACACTTTATAAATGGTATAAAACCCACTGAAAAAATTTTGTGTTTTGGGGTTGACAACTGAATATATTTAGTGTATATTAAAAGCACAAAAGATATTTAGTGCTTTGTACCTTGAAAATTTAATTCCCGCACACTTTCCCCGGACGGCTGGCGAAATACGCATACCAGCGTATCAAGGCCGAAAAGGGAAAGCGGAGTGGAATATATAAAGAAAGGTTGTTTGAAATGGCCTATATTAGAAAAACCGTTGACCGGTGGGACATTGAAACAAATTATAGTTATGGGTGGGAAATAGAAGATTGTGAATACACCAGAACAGAGGCAAGAAAACGCTTGAAAGAGTATCAAGAAAATTCTTGTGGCCGGTTTTCGGTTCGGTTAGTAAAGCGCAGAGAAAGGAAGGTTGAACAATGAAGACAACAACAAAAGAAGCCCGGCAAAATATCCGGCAATATATTTTAGATCATTTTGACCCCTGCGGATATTATTATAACCGTTCTGCGGTGGATGATCTGGGAGCAATTCTGGAACAGTCGGAGCGGGAGAAAGCGCAATACAGCGAAGCAGAGGCGGAAAACCTTTTAACTCATTTGATTTATAGAGAATTGAAAAGAGGTGCCGGGAAATGAAGCAGTACACAAGAAAGCAGCTGCGGGAGCTTGTGCGGCTGGGAATGGCCCAGGACATTAGCGACAGTGACCCGAAGAGCATAACAGAACCGGTTGAGAAAATCGGTTATTCTTCCGGCGTGTATGGCCTGAATGGTGGATTGCTTCAAGGCCGGGAAAGCGGCAATTATTATGCAATTACTGCCAGGAGTTCGAATTTGTTTTATTTCTTTTGATGGAGGTTATTAAAATGGCAATTCGTGATTTTATGGGGCTGAATGTTTCCGAGTTTAAGAAGTATATCAAGGCGGCAAAGAAGAACAACACGAAAAAGTGTTGTATGTGGAGCGAACAGGGAGAGAACAGCTATTTCTGTGATGGTTATATGATTGTCCGCTTTGCAGGTGTTTCCCTTGCCAGAATTGCAAGTTCTTTCAGCCTTGCCTATGATGATCTACCCAACGAGGAAAAACCGGCTCAGGACTGGGAAAAGATTTTTAACAGCTTTAACCCGCTGGAATATAACCCGGCCCAGGTCAGTAAATGGAGCTATGAAGGGAAGCGAAACGGCACCGTTGGTTATTGTAGGCTGATTGTAAATAATTCTTCTTATTGCCTGATGGATGAAAACAAAATTGCACCGTTTCAAGGGTTGGCCGTATATATGAAAAACGAGCTGGGAGGTGTTATGTTCCGCTGGGGTTTCGATGATGTTATGACCGCTTTCGTGCTTCCCGTTCGGCCCGGAAAAGACCTTTTGCCGGTATATAAAGCCATTCAAGAACATACTATGAAAGAAGTGGAGGAATTGAAAAATGCTTGATTATAAGCAACTCATTGAGCAGGATTGCCGGGAATATCGGGAATTGTTAAGAATGCGAGAGGAAATTACAGCAGAGATGGAAACGCTTAGCGATAAAATCAAGGCAGCTATGGGAGATCGCGAAACGGTTATAGCTGGGGAATACAAGGTTAGCTATAAAACGGTTCAGTCTTCCCGGCTTGATACTACGGCCATTAAAGCCCGTTTTCCCGAGTTGGTACAGCAGTTCATGAAGATCACCACTTGTAAGCGGTTTACTATTACTTGATATGAGGGTTTGAGTGTGTATATACTCCTGTTTATTCTGCTATTACCTATTCAGATTATTATTGAATTGATGAAATTAAACAAATAATAAAGCCCCTTGTAAGGCCGTGGGAGTCTTGCAAGGGGCTTTTCCTATGTTCCTATACTACCCCGCATATAAGCGGCCCTTGTGCGGCCTTGTATGACCTGTTACAAGGGCTTTTATTATGCCCGTGCTTGTATAATTTATAAGCTGCAAGGATTTTCAATTAAAATTTTCTTTGATTTTGAAATTGAAATTGATTTTGACCGGGGCACGATTGCAATAAATCAATGTTTTTTTTATTTTCGTGTGGTTGATCTGCCCGAACCGGGGCGGGGGATATATGAGCCGGAGCCGTGGCGGGGTGAGTGCCGAAAATTCCGACAAAAATAAAAAGACATTTGATAACTAATCTTCTTTAGACACTAAAAATATCTTGACAGCAATTATAATTAGTGTATAATGAAGCCAGAGGTGATAATCATGTATGTAAACAAGGCTATTCGAGATTTGATGAAGGAAAAAGGTGTTTCTCTTCTGACCATGGCAAAGGCTCTCGGGAAAACTAAGGGTAACGATATTAGCGCAAGACTCCAAACTACCAATCTATCTGTAAACAAAGTAGTAGAAATGCTCTCTGTTTTAGGCTATGAATTAGTCATTCAGGAGCGGAAGCCCGGTGCCCGCAGGGCTGACCAGATTGTAATTGACCAGAAGGAAGACCCCAAGTATGATCTGAATGCCCTGCTTGGCTCAGAAAGTGAGAAAGAGTCATGAGGTATGGATATGGTAGAGTATCGGCCAGAGATCAAAACCTCGCTCGTCAGATAACGGCACTGAAAAAGTTTGACCCTGACCTTCCTGATGACCGCATTTTTACAGACAAACAGAGCGGAAAGAACTTCAACCGGGAACATTACTTAGAACTGAAAGCCATACTGGTTCCCGGAGATGAAGTGTTGGTAGAAGAGTTAGACCGCTTTGGCCGCAATAAGGCTGAAATCAAGGCAGAGTTGGAGTGGTTCAAAGAGCATGGTGTTATTGTCAGAGTCTTTGATGTGCCGACAACGCTGATGGACTTCCATGGACAGGACTGGATTGGTGAGATGGTCAACAATATCCTGATTGAAGTCATGGGAGCCATGGCGGAGCAGGAGCGTAAGAAGATCAGGAAGCGTCAGGCTGAGGGCATAGCTGCAATGCCGGTAGTGAATAGCCGGAAAGTGTCTGGTAAAACCGGCAGAGGGTTTGGCCGTCCGGCTCATGCTTTGGATGAAAGGGCGTTTGAAAATCTGCGGCAAAAACAAAAAGACGGCCTTGTGACGGTAGATGAGTGTTGCAGAGAGTTAGGTATTAGCCGTACAACATGGTATGATCGTATAAGAAAGGCAGGATGACACATGAAATTGATTTTCAAACTGGTAGGCGGCTTGCTATTGATTGGGGTAGTTTTAATGTTCATCATGGAGGCAGACCCTTTCGGTGCCGCAGAAGAGAGAAAAGCACAGCAAGAAGCGGAACAGGCCGTGGAAGATACTGTAACTGAAAATTCTATTCGGCTCGTAGATGGAGAACTTGGAGAGTACGGGCAAGAAGTTACCATTCCAAGTGAAACTTTTGGAGAGTACACTTACATTTGGTATAATGTTCCCTCCGGCACTTATACTGCGATTTATGAAGGGGAGCAAGAACGAGCCACCGTCTTTATAGTTGGCAATGAAAGTTCAGAAGATGTTAGAAATACTTTGTATTTTACTCAATACGGAGAAAGCCAGCAAATTACAATAGAAGATGGAACCCATTTGGAATTATCAATAGGAGCAAACTTGTTATTAAATCCTGTTGAAGAATAAGATATGAAGGGCTTTCGCAAGGGCGGAAGTAACAGCCACTACGGGCTATCGGAAAAATCCGGTAGCCCTTTTCTTTTTGGAGGTATTATGGATTATCGTAAAATCGCAGATGGCATTCAGAGATATATCGAAAATAAGCCGAATGACCATACAGCTTATCTTGACCTGTTATCTCTGTGCCGTCAGTGGGAGGAAGAGGATTTTCAGAGCGCACATGATCTGAATGGTGAGCTGCGGAGGCTCTGTGCCAGACAACTACACCTTGTTTCCCCGAAAGAGGCGGACAAATTCTATGAGGCATGGCGGAAGAGTCTTCTCTTTGACGCTCCCTATAAGTTTGACGCTTTCATGACCTACATTGAACTTGATCGGAAGCCAGAAAAGCGGTTTTACGCCCCCAGACGGCATTACCTGAAACCCATGGTGCAGGGCTTCCAAGATGTACTTGACGGAAAACTGCGTCTTTTGACAATATCCATGCCAAAAAGAGCCGGTAAATCACAAACAGGTATCAATTTTGTGAATATGATTTCCGGTAAGTTCCCAGACCGCTCCACGCTTATGGAAGGAACCGGTGATGACCTTGTTAAGAGCTTTTACAACGGTTGCCTGGAATACCTAAGTACCCCGAATGAATATCTGTTTTACGATGTTTTCCCGGAAGCGAGGTTAGTTCAAACTGGTGCCGATACCAAGATCATCAATCTGAAATCCAAATCTCGGTTTCCTACTATCATGTGTCGTTCTATTGACGCTCGGCAGGTAGGTTTGTCTGAGGCTACCAATGTCCTCTATCTTGATGACTGTGTGGAGGGCCGTGAAGAGGCAAAGAACCGTCAGCGGCTCGATGATAAATGGGAAGT